ACACTTGGTAGGTAAACATATATGACAGATTTTTTAGATACACCAGGCATACTCGTACAAGGACATATCCACATTTTTGACCCAGAATCTGGCGATACTATTGTGAACAAGCGTAACGCTATCCACTACGAGAATATGTCAATTTCACTAGCTGAGTCACTTGCTAACGCAGGGCAGGGCTTTATTTACGAGATGGCTTTTGGCAATGGCGGAACTTCCGTTGATCCAACAGGTATCATCACGTATCTAACACCTAACAGCACAGGTACAAACGCAAGTCTTTACAACGAGACATTCAGCAAAATTGTTGATGACAGAAGCGTAAACAACGTAGATCCAGTACGTAACAAGATAGAAACAAGACACGTCAGCGGTACAAATTATACCGACATTCTTGTTACTGCATTACTTGATTACGGCGAGCCAAACGGCCAAGATGCGTTTGACACTGCAACACAAACAGACAGTCTTTTCGTTTTTGACGAGCTAGGCTTACGTTCATACGACCCAGACGGAACTGGAAGGTTAATTACTCACGTTATTTTCCACCCAGCGCAGAAGAGTTTGAATAGACTTATTCAAATTGACTATACTGTAAGGGTTCAGAGTTTAACGGGGTTTAACGAATAATGGCATACACAATTGCATTTACCGACGAGATCAATAAGGGCACGATCACTGTTGAAGATAACACGATTAACCAAGAACTTAGCATAGGGCTAGTTGGTCGTAACTCAACGGCGTTTGGTCAAATCATTGCAGAAAACGCACTTCACATGTTGGAGAATTTTGCGCTTGACACTCCTCCGGATACTCCAGTAGAAGGCCAACTATGGTATGACACTACAGTGGGCAACGAGCAACTAAAAGTATATGACGGCACAAACTGGATTGCATCAGGCGGCCTTAAAAAAGCCAGCACACAGCCAGACGTTTCGTCATCAGTTGCAGGCGATTTATGGGCAGACACAGATAATCAACAGCTATACTTGTTTACAGGTTCTGGCTGGTTATTAGTTGGGCCACAGTTTAGTGAAGGATTAACTACTGGTATTGAGCCTGTTACTATTACAGACACTGCTAATGTTGAACGCACTATAATAGATATTAAGGTGCGGGCCAATACCGTAGCTATTATTTCAACTGAAGAATTTACACCTAAATCGGCTATATTGGGCTTTAGCACTATTAAGCCTGGTATTAATTTATCGTCAGCTAATTTGTCAGGTCAAGGAATTTCTAAGTATTTTGGTACTTCAGAAAAAGCAGAGAGTCTTGTTATAGGTAACGAAGTAGTAAGCGCCTCAAGCTTTTTGCGTAACGATGTATTATCAACTACTGATTTTGCTTTAAGAGTTAAAAATAATGCAGGTATCATTATAGGTAACAGCTTACCGTTGTCAATTACCATCGAAGGCGAAGCGGCTGTTATATCTCATAATACTACAGGATCAAACATTGACATTCGTATTAATGATGACGGCCAGCTAAAAACACCAATTCGTATTAATTCTGATACAAATGTAGGTATCAATAATACTAACCCTTCTGAGTCGTTAGATGTTATTGGAAATATTAAAACAAACTCTTTGTTGATAGTAGATGGCACACTTGAAAGTTCTACTTTTGGTAGCGGCTCAATTGTTACAAAAGGCGGCTTAGGCGTAGCTAAAAATTTAAACATTGGCGGCGCAGTAAGAGTTACGGGTTCTAGCACAGTTGCTAACCTAATTCCAGATACTGCAATTACAACTTCTTTACGTGATCTAGGATCAACCGCAGCACGATGGGATAATGTTTTTGCTAATAACTTCCGCGGTAACCTTGTTGGTAACGTAACTGGCACTATATCAGGACGTGCAGGGTCTGCAGACAAGCTAACATCATCTACACAGTTTAGATTAACAGGCGATGTAAGTGCGCCAGAATTTGCCTTTGACGGTACAACTGGCGGCAACATAAAGACATTTACAACTAGCATTAGTAACACATTTATTAGTAACAAACCGGCAGTTGCAAGTACAACTAATGACGACGAAATACTAATTAATAGAGTTTCAGGCACACCCGGATTGTTCCGTGTTAGCCAGGCTAACTTTTTAAGCTCAATTCCAACTACTCCGATAGGCCTTATTAGTCCTTACGGAGGAACCACTGCACCGCCAGGATATTTCTTGTGTGACGGCGGAGAAAAAGATAAAGCAGTATTTGCGGCACTATTTGCTATTATAGGATTTAACTTTAAAGATCCATTACTTATTAGTGACGGTGGCGTTTCGTTCTTTGCTGCTCCAGACTTTAGAGGCAGATTTCCATTGGGTCTTGACAACATGGGAACAGACACTGGTGCCGCAAACCGCGTTACAAGTGCGTCGGCAGATGGCATTGGTCTTAACGCCGGTAGTGAAAGCAAAGATATTAGAAAAAATAATTTACCAGAACACGAGCATGATCTACGTACACCAAACGGTGACCAATTTTATGCCACACGAGATATTCCACTTAGCGGAGATTCAGATCCGTCTGCTATATCGTTTGATGCACCAACAGGATCAGGAGCAGGATCTGCTTCTTCGACGTCAGGAGGTGTAGTTAACGGCGGCCAGACCGCACTTGGAGACTACAGAACAGTAGATGGGGAACTTTTAGGAAGTAAACTAGATGTAATGAACCCATACTTAGCTGTCAACTACATTATATACCACGGAGTATTTAGTTAATGAGTTATAGACTTAACAAAACAGACGGGTCGTTACTCGTTGACCTAATTGACGGAGAGATAGACACTACCTCGTCAGACATTGTACTTATTGGTCGTAACTATAAGAACTACGGTGAATTTCTAAACGAAAACTTCTTAAGTATGCTTGAGAACTTTTCCAATTCGAGTGCGCCAGAAAATCCTCTTACAGGGCAGATATGGTTTGATACTAATAGCGGGCGTTTGCAAGTATACGACGGCACCTTGTTTAAAGCAGCAGGCGGCCCAACCGTACAGAATTCGTTTCCAAACAACCCAGTTGCAGGTGACTTATTTGTTAATAACGAAGATGATCAATTATTCTTTTATGACGGGAACGCCTGGTCACTTGCTGGCCCTATTTACACAACAGCACAGGGCAAAACAGGATTTGAAACTGATAATATTTTAGACGAGCTAGGCCGCAACCGTGTTATATTAAAGCAATATATTCAAGGAATATTAGTGGGCATTTGGTCGGGCATAGAATTTACACCTGCATCAGGATTTGAAATTGCAGGAATAGATTCTCCAGTACTTCCGGGGTTTACTCCTGTTAACGAAGCTTTTCGTTACAATGGCACTGCTCTTAATGCACTTAACATTATCGACGAACTTGGCAATATTCGTAATGCAGCGGCGTTCTTACCAGCAGATTCAAACGGTACTACAATTGGTACATTAACTATACAAAACTCAGGTGGTTTAACAATCGGTACAGCACAGAATAATGTGCAAAAAGTTGTTGGCACATCGTTTGTTTCAGAAAATAATTTACTAGATAACGATTATAGAATTCGTGTTCGATCAACGATATTTGGTGCAATTGTTGTTGACGCATTTACTATTGATTCATCAGAAGGAAATATTGGTATTTTCCAAGAAGCACCTGCATTTGCATTAGATGTTACAGGTGACGGACACTTTACAACAGACTTAACAGTTGACGGTATAACAAACGCTACTATTGAACCGACCTCGCTACTATCGCAGGTAGTTGCTGTTAGTGGAGCTGGATCAGCGATTGACGCAGATTTGCTAGACGGCTTAGAAGGAGTAGATTACGTAGTTGTTTCTGATATTGGTACTACTGTATTAGGCACAGGATCAGCTCCTCTTGCACGCGCTATTGCTCTTAACCAAGAGCCTGTATCTGTAGGAACAGTTACACTAGGCGGCATGTCGTCTACTATTTACGTAGGTAACGCATCAGCAAGTAGTATCGTCACTGGTGTTGACATGGCAACAGACGACCGCGGTGGATCTGTATGGATTAAATGTCGTACAGGTGTTTTCCCCCACCAACAATACGACACAGTTAGGGGAGCATTTAATGTAATACGTCCAAACAC